GCGCCCAGCCTTCGCACATCAGTAAGCCACTCATGGAGCGCGTTAAGTTTTTCCACAATCTCGGCAGGCCGCAGGCTTATTCCCGTTACCTACGCGAAACCATCCGCCCCTGCCTTGAGAGGCTGGCCCGCGTGCGCGAAAGCCAGATTTCAGCCTCATTCCGTTTTATGGCCGGTCACGACGGGCTGGACGGCCTGCTGGCGTTGCCTGAAATGAACCAGAATCAGGTCAAGCGTTTAGCTACGCTGGTCGCTGCGCACATGAGCATGTGTCTGGATAAAGCCAGCGGCCATCTGTTCGTCAGTGACGACGTGACGCCGGAGCAGGTCCGCCAGGCGTGGGAACTTGTTGCAGCGGAAGCGATGCGCCTGGACGTAATCCCCCCGGCCTTTGAGCACCTGCGCCGCAAAAAGCGCCGTCGCAAGCCCGTGCCCTATGATCTGATCCCGCCCTCGCTGGCCCGTATGCTCTGCGCGGACTGGTGGTATCGCAAGCTGTGGCAGCTGCGCTGTGAATGGCGTGAAGAGCAGCTGCGTGCCGTCTGCCTGGTCAACAAAAAAGCCTCCCCATACGTCAGCTTTGAAGCGGTGATCCATAAGCGAGAGCAGCGCCGGAAGTCTCTGGAGTTCTTCCGTTCACATGAGCTGGTCAGCGATGAAGGCGATACGCTGGATATGGAAGACGTGGTGAATGCCAGTAACAGCAATCCGGCTCACCGCCGAAATGAAATGATGGCCTGCGTTAAGGGGCTGGAGCTTATCGCGGAAATGCGCGGCGACTGCGCCGTGTTTTACACCATTACCTGCCCGTCACGTTTTCACGCAACGCTTAACAACGGCAGACCGAATCCGAAGTGGACCACGGCCACCGTTCGACAGAGCAGTGATTATCTGGTTGATACGTTTGCCGCCTTCCGCAAGGCCATGCATAAAGCCGGGATGCGCTGGTATGGCGTGCGGGTTGCTGAGCCACATCATGACGGCACCGTACACTGGCACCTGCTTTGCTTCATGCGCAAAAAGGAGCGCCGTTCAGTCACCGCCCTGCTGCGGAAATTCGCCATTCGTGAAGACCGTGAAGAGCTTGGCAGCAATACCGGGCCGCGCTTTAAAGCTGAACTAATCAACCCGCGCAAAGGTTCACCGACAAGTTATATCGCTAAATACGTCAGTAAAAATATTGATGGCCGTGGCCTGTCTGATGAAATCAGTGCAGAAACCGGTAAATCACTGCGTGACAGCGCAGAGAACGTCGGGGCGTGGGCGTCACTTCATCGCGTTCAGCAGTTCCGTTTCTTTGGCATTCCGGGCCGCCAGGCTTACCGAGAATTACGCCTGCTTGCCGGTCAGGCGATGAGAAATCAGAGCGATAAAAAAGCCGGTGCGCCAGTGCTTGAAAACGCGCAGCTGGACGCTGTGCTGGCCGCTGCAGATGTGGGCTGCTTTGCCACCTACATAATGAAACAGGGCGGCGTACTGGTTCCGCGCAAACACCACATCGTCAGAACTGCTTACGAACTTAACGACGAGCCAACCCCTTACGGCGATCACGGCACCCGCATTTATGGCATCTGGTCCCCGTTAGTGGCTGGCCGCATCTGCACGCACGCAACGAAATGGAAAATGGTTCGTAAGGCCGTTGACGTTCAGGAGGCGACAGCCGACCAGGGCGCTCGCGCCCCTTGGACTCGTGGCAATAACTGTCCCCCTGATGAAAAACTGAACATTTCAGGGGGCGAGCCGGTATCTGTTGAACCTATAGAACCGGGTGAAACGCCTCTTTATGGCCCGGCAGACTTCGACAATATGACCAGAAAACAGCGCCGGGATCTGCTGGCGCGTCTTCGGGTAGTGAAGCCGCGCCAGAAGAATAGTTATAAGCAGGAAATTGACGACCATCAGCTGACTATCTTGGTTGCAGAGTTGCTAGCGAGAGGTTTTGCAGGAGAGGAAAATGAAACAAACCTGCTTCTGTCCGGTGGCAGTCTCGATTCTGGCGCGGGAATGCGCATTTTTTACAAGAATGGGCGGCTACAGGAGGACGATAAGTGGCGTCAATGGATTTGAGCTAATAAAGCTGGAAAAAGCGAAGCCGAAACCACGATGTTAACAGTGCTTTATTCAATCAAAATAACAGGTTGGGAACCGCTGAAAATGCTTTGTATATTTTCAGATTAGGTCCGATTGAATGAAAAAACATTTCACATTTCTCAACGCTTCTAATACTGTATGGTTATACAGCCTTTAGAGTAAAGGGAGGGTTAGATGGACACTCAAGATTTGGCACCGATAAACCGTAAGATGGCTTGCGTCCAGTTTATAGCTGAGGTGTCGCTTATAGCTAATTGCAAGCCATCGGATATGAAACTAGCAATGAGCATCATTGCGGAGTTAGCGCATTCAAGCGGTAAGAATGTCTCTGATGATGAAATTTTTTACGCCGCAGAATAACTAAGGGAATGGTATGCGCATCGAGATCATGATCAACAAAGAGCAGAAAATCAGTGAAGAAATCATCAGCGCCCTTGAGGCTGAACTTTACAGGAATTTCCTGCCGGTTTATCCCGATACAAGTATTCGAATCCGTAAAGGCTCTGCTAACGGCGTGGTACTGAGCGGTGTCAGACATGATGATGATAAAAAAGATGTAATGGATATACTGCAGGCAGTATGGGAAGACGACAGTTGGCAGTATCAGCACTGATAACGTTGCTGGCGTCAAAATTAATTTTGGCGCTGGCAAGGTTGAACAACGAGCATTGCGAGGCGTTAGGCGATGGCCGGTAGCGATTCAAATTTTCAGGTAGTTTACCGGGGCGAAATCCTGACTCATTATGTGCCTGGCGAATGGGTTTTCTTTCAGCGGCCATAAGAGAACGGCGGCGGCTTCTGGTTAGGCCGGACTTATGATGGTGTTTTCTGGCTTGAGATTTCTTCTCATGTTTCTCTTTCGCAGGGTCTGCTATACCTGCAGGCGATGAAAAATTCTGTCCCGGCTGATGTGAAACCCACGGCGCTAGATAAAAACCTGTCACTGTTCTGACTCTCTGCGCGTGAGTGCATGTCTATGCTGCATGAATCCGCATGATCCCAAAAGGATCGTTAGCCCTCCGGCCCGCCGCTACTGGCGGGCTTTTGCTTATGTCATGCAGGTGCATGAAAACCACTGCATAAAGCGGGCAGGCGTGGCGGGGATACGAGCGCGCGCTCATAGGGAAAAGGCATATGTAGTAGTTAAAGTTATTTTTAGCACTATATGTTGTGCCCACACAACTAATCGCGTGGGAGTGTGTGATCAGTTGAACTTTTAAGCTATATTGTGTCTAAAAAAGTGTCTAACAAAATGAGGTTGACATGAGCGGAAGATATCTTAAAGCACCACTTTCATATGTTGTAGCTAGGCTGTCAACAAGCACATTAGCTGAGTTGAAATCAGAACAGAGTATCGAACTGCAACAATCTTTTTCATTGCTAAATTATATACATAAGGAATCAGCGAGTATTAATCAGCTTGATTTCGATAGTTTAAGTACATCTTTGAATAAAGATGATTTTTTGACGCAAGTTAAAAGAACTTGCTTTTTGGATACGCATAGAAAAAAGGCCGTAGTATATGATGCTAATTCAATTGAACTAAGAACTACCTCATATACCAAATATGATGATTTTATGCGTGATTTTGAGGAGATAAGGAAAGCATTTTTAAATGCCGTTCCTGCTTATGCTAATGCTTTAATTAATGAAGTAACTTTAACTTACATTGATGTGATTGTTCCTGCTAAAGATTACAATTTAAGAGATTTCTTTGCGAAAGGAGAAAGCGCACTTCCTCTCAATGCATTTGGGGAAACAAATGGGGCATTAATTTTTGCAAAAAATGAAATAAATGAAATAGTTGATGCTACACATAGAGTTTTTTTATCAATAGAGCAACTGCCTCAAAAGTTGCGCCGTTTTGTACCTGAGTTTATAGTAGAACCAGAGAAGAAGTTTTTGATGCCTATCCAGTTAGAATATGAACCACAACAGGATAGCGACGCGCCATATGCAGTAGTTTCTACTCAGGCGGCTCAATTATTTGATGAAAGGTTTTTTGGTGGTGCAATGTGCTCCGATTTATTTAATGATTCGCATGCAAGCTGTAGAGATAAATTCAAACAATTAATAAATAAAAGCACTTGTAATACTGTCTGGGAATATACCGAGAATTAAGGAGTTGATATGGGCTATTTAGATTTCACACCAACAAATATGCAGGTTAATCCATCTGTTATGCAAGCGGGTTATTTGAGCTTGCTCGCTGATAATGAAATCTCAAATGAAAGATCTCCGTTATCTGGTTGGTCAAAAAGAAATTCCCACGTTGCCGAAATCGCAGGTAACTATAGGAAGACTGGCCATAACACAAAAAGATTAAATTTTTTTAAAAGCATTTTTCTTAGTGTTACATTAGAAAAAAAAGATTTCACTTATAAAAAACACGAGTATGAAATAAATTACTTTTTCAAATGCGCAGACGTAACATATGATACTAATTCAGAAATTGAAAAAAACATTACATATAACTTACCTGAGATGTTGGATAAAATAAAAGAAGTCTTTGGCTTGCCAATTTCTAATATAGCATCCATTGTCGGAGTCTCAAGGGCGACGATTTACAACCATATTTCCTCATCATCTGCTGAGGTTTCTGAATATAATGATCTTTTTAAAATTGCATTAACAATTGATAAAAATGGATGGGATGTAAAAAAAGGATTAAAATCAGTTGTCGTAGATGGAAAAACATTACTAAAACATCTCAACTCAAAGCCTTTAGATACAGATAAAATATTAGAAGTAAGTAGAATGGTATCAACTAAAATTAAAGGGATGAATCCGCCTAAACAGTTAACATCAGAAGAAGAAAAAATAGTATCTATATTGAATAATTATTAAAGTGCGGAGCAAAAAATGCATCCATTGATAAAATTAGGAGTAAGACAGTTCAAATATATTCCTTTGGAGTTTTTCAGTGAAGCTTTTCTCCAAGAACTGTCCGATTGCAGGTCACAGCCTAAATTCAGGCAGAAAAAGGTTGATAAAAGTGAGTTTTTGCTCATCGTTAGCCAAGACTGCGATATAGATAGTGATATTTTTGATTTTATAGAAGTTCTATCTTTTAAAAAGGCTGCTAGAAAAGATTTAAAAAGTCCGGGGCCAATTGAATATGCTAGAAATGTGCATAAAATTCTTATAAAAGATGCCGAGAGTTTTTTGTTGAAAAAGGAGGATTCTTCTCTTATAACTAAAAGTAGTCTTGAGGGTGAGTTAGAAAGAATCAAACTTGAAAAAGGTGATCTCAATCTATTGAATTTTCAGGCAAAAAACACGAACATCATCCTGCTGGCTTGGCTGGTTAACTATTATGCCCGCAGACCATTGCCTGATGGGTTTAATAGAACCTTGTTCGGTAAATATATTAAAAATCCCGAAGGTCATCCATTACAGGCTCTTTTATTAGAATATTTTGAGGAAATTGCTGATGTTCATGCTTTTATAAGTCCTATGGAAGATGAAGATGCCGAAGTTTACGATGTCACATTGACGGCGCTATTACATAGTGATTGTTCGGCTGAAAAATCTGAAATAATTGAGTGTAAGTTGAGGGGTATTATCGATGCTATTGATGCTACAGAGCCACGACTTAACATGATGCAATCTAAAGGCATGACTGAACATGAGGAAGCCCTTATGGATTATGTACTCGAACCTCATCTATTTAGTAAGGCGGACGAGTATAAGACGCGTAGATTACTGCTAGATTTTATGTGCTGGACGCCTAAAGACGATAACTAGCCCAATATTGGGCTAGAACCTATACTCATCAAAAGTTAAGATATCATCTCCAAGCCAGTTATTTAATTCCATCATCCTTTTTTGTAATGGAATTAGCTCGTTTCTTACAAATACTCGGCTAGCCTTTTCTACATCACCAAATCCGCCAGTATTATTAGGAATGATCCCCATCATTTGCGGCGGCACACGATGCACGGCTAGCATGTCGTCACGGCTCACGTTTTTGATGTTCAGAAATTCATCCTTCGCCGCCACCTCAGACAGCGGGATGATCTGGATGCCGTCCTTTTTCCCGTTCGGGCTGTACATAAACAGGTTGCGGAAGTTGCCAGGCCCCTTTGCGCTTTTCATGGCACCGCGGATATTGTCCACGTCCTGCTGGCTCTGTGCCGGGTCGGTCATGTACATGATGAAACCCGCATGGCTGCCGTTAAGGTAATATTTGCGGCGGAACAGCGTGGCCGACTCATTCAGCAGCGCCGACGGGATGGCCGACAGGTAGCCCGGCAGGCCGTAAATCTCCTGATTGATATCCGGTTCCATCAGGTGAAACACGCTGCCCTTTGCAAACTCATACGGCTCCGTGTTAATGCCATAGTGCGCATACCAGTACGTGTCCAGGTCGAGGCCGCGCCGGGTAAACTTCGCCAGCGACGGCTCCAGCTTCAGCACGTTACCGAGGCGGCTGGTCCGCTTCTCCAGATAGGCATTGCCGAAAATCAGGTAGTCCAGTGCAAACCGGCTGAACGCCTGCTGACTCAGCAGCGGGTGCGGGATGAAGGTACTCGCCAGAATATTACACTTAACGCTGATGGGTGAGCTGTGATGAACGGCGGCGCGGAACGTGCGCGCCAGCCCGTCAACGCTCACGGGCGGTTCATACCAGCGATCATTGATAACGCACTCCACGTAGTCCAGCAGTTCGCGGCGGTCCAGCACCGGGATCGGGTCGCCAAAGGTAAACGCCTCCGACGCAGCCCCGCTGGTCATGTTATCCGGCTGCGGCACGGCCTGCGTGCGGGTGTGGTTCCTGCGTTTGCTCATTAATAAATCTCCACAATGTTCTGCGTGTGTGCCGCCTGTCCCTGCAGCGGCTCGTTTGCCAGCGCGTGCATGGTCGCCCAGGCTAAATCGCCGTGGCTGACTTCCTCGCTGCGGCTGGTTTCATAGGTCGGGCGGTTGCCGCTGGCCGTGGTGGCCTTGCGGATAGACATAAACGACTGCGCGATGTCGAGGTGACTGGCGTCAAACTCCAGCCGCCCGCTGGCGATGGTGTCGTAAGCCTTCAGCACTAGGGCGTTTTTCACGTTCGGGTTATAGACAAACTCCTTAACCTGCGGGAAAAACGCTTTGACGTTCTCATATACGCCCAGCCCGACGCCGGTTGAGTCGATGCCGATATAAGTGACGTTATACTGCTGTGTCAGCGTCCTGATGGCATCGGCCTGCGCCCGGAAGTCCATCCCGCGCCACTGGTGACGCTCAAGGATACGGAACTTACCGCCCGGCACGGCGGGCGGTGCCATGACCACACACCCGGCGCTGTCGCCGTTCTGCGTTCCCTTCGCAGGGTCATAGCCGATCCAGACCTCTTTCCAGCCGAACGGGCGCAGCGCCAGCGCTTCAAAGTCGGTCCAGACTTCCCAGCTGTCCACCATGCACTTCTGCAGCATGGCCAGCTGGAACACCGACGCCAGATCGTCCATAAATACGCACATCAGCAGATTCTGGTAATCCTCCGGGCTGTAGCGCGTGCGCAGCTGCTCCAGATCAAACAGGTCACAGCCGCCACACACCGCATCTTCAACCGTGACGATCTGGCGAAACTGGCCGTCTTCGCAGAGGCGGCCGGCGGCCAGTGACTGATGGCTGAGATCGATATCAACTTTGTCCGCTTTGGTCCGGCCCTTGTTGAACTGCGAACCGGACCAGAACGGATAGGCGCTGTGGGTGAGGCTGGACGGGGTGGAAAAGTAGGTTTCGCGCCACTTCTTGTGCAGCGCCATGCCGGACGCTACTTTCTGCAGTTCCTGAAACTTCGGTATCCAGAAATATTCATCCAGGTACAGATTGCCGTGATAGCTCTGCGCGGTGCGGGCGTTGGTGCCCAGGAAATACAGGCACGCGCCGTTGCTCAGCGTCATCGGGTCGCCCTTCAGGTCTACGTCCACCTCGCGGGCAAATTCAATGATGTACTGCTTGAAGACGTGCGCCTGCGCCTTACTGGCGCTTAAGAAAATCTGATTGCGCCCGGTGGTCAGCGCATCGATCAGCGCCTCGCGGGTAAAAAAGAAGGTGGCCCCAATCTGGCGCGACTTCAGCAGGTTGCGGACTGAATACTTATTTCCGGCTTCCCACCATTGGCGCTGATAGCCGAACATCGAGCTGTGGAAAACTTCCTGCAGCTTCTCAATCTGTTCATCGCTGAACAGGTTCTTTTCCGGGGGCTTACGCGGGCCTTTGTTGCGGTTCACACCGGCGTGATTGCCAGCTGGCTGCATACCCGCGAACCGGCAAAGAAGCCGGTGGCGAAGGTGAAGCGCAGGCGACGTAAAACCACGGCGAAGAAGAAGGAGCCGGAGGCTAAACAAGGAGATTACCTTATCGGCACGGATGAAAACGTGCTGGTACTGAGCCGCACTTACGCAAACCGGGGTAACGCAGAGCGGGCGGCTAAAATGCAGTGGGAGCGCCTGCAGCGTGGTGTGGCAACGTTCTCAATCCAGCTGGCGAAGGGGCGCGCGGAGCTATACACGGAAATGCCTGTGAAGGTAAGCGGGTTCAAGCAGCAAATTGATGCGGGGGAATGGATCATCACAACGCTGACGCATAGCCTGAGCGCTGACAACGGATATACAACCAGTATCGAACTTGAAGTTAAAATCGAGGATTCAAGATTGTAATAGTAATATTTATTATCCTTTTGGGTTATCGAAAGGTATGATCAAGTTAAATATTCAACAGGGCGAATCCTAAATGATGAATTGTCCAAAGTGCTCTCACGCTGCACACACACGCAGCAGTGTTGTGCTCTCTGAGAATACAAAAGAACGATACAATCAATGCCAGAACATAAACTGCGGATGTACTTTCAAATCCTTAGAAACTGTAACCGATATAATCATGTGCCCAGGTAAAGTAAATCCCGTACCGCCCCACCCTGCCCGTGGAGGCTCCAAAACGTCCCAAGGCCAACTCTGGCTCTAACCCGCTTCGGCGGGTTTTTTAATGTCTACAACTGACCACAAAAAAACCTGCGTAGCCAATCCGTGGACAAGAGCATAAAAAAAGGGGCTGGCATCACGCCAACCCCTTGTTTGCTATTAACTTTTAGATGTCGCGTTAGCGATACCTTAGTTAAGACGCTCTTTAATACGAGCAGACTTACCAGTACGCT